CTTGCGTCCTTTGGATTATGAGGATCAACTATTAGAAAATAGGATTGGCAATATCGTAGCGATTGCAGGACAGGATGATAGCACACCACCTATTCTGTACATGACTGGAGCCACAAACTTCAGGTTCGATATAGCTAAACGCACTCCATATAAAGCTCGAGCAGGTAACAAACCTTGGCATTATAAGAACATCAATCGCTTGTGGGTCAATAAGGTTTAGCATAGGCTTGTCTTGATCGTGTTTAACACCTTCTTTAGACATGATGCGTTCCATTAGTTCGTTGAACCTTTGCTCAAGCTGTAAGTGAGAATCCACGATTCACCATCTCGATCTCAAACAAGTCCTTCGCAACATTGCGTTCCTCTTTCGGAATCAGATTGAAATAACCTAGGATTAGAGCTGCACCTTTAGGTGTGATGCGTTTCTCTTTGTTTGTATGATCTTCAGCCATGTTTGCCATGACTCGTGCTCGGTTGAATGGGCGAAGGTTGTCGTCTTCAACATCGTTAAACAATGAGAAGCCTTTGAATTCACTTTGATTTGACATTAGATTTTCTTTCTTGATTTTCTTCTTTTGTAATGAGCTTGTGGCAGGGCTTGCACACAACCTCTAGGCCGTCTTCTTCACAGAATAGTCGGGAGATTACATTATCCCATGAGTCGAATCCAGATACTGGAACGACAGGAATAATATGGTTGACTTCCACATTCTTAGCTGGAAAGTCTTCTTTACACTTGTTGCACGTATAGAACTTAGCTAACCTACCAGAAGCAGGATTAACTTTCTGACCTACACACGCCTTAGATAACACAGTGTACTTTGGTGGCCAACGTTGAGAAGCACTACGCAATGCACTCTTAACGAATGAATTGAAACGTGCTACTGTCCATGTACCGTTATTATAACTGGTCTTCGTCATCATCATCCTCATCTACAATTGGAGGAGGATATACGATGTTCTCTTTGATAACTACATCAAAGCCAAATCTATTCAGTAACGCATTATATACCTCCTCTGGTTCATACGATTCTGAAGAATAGCAATGCGCGTGAGGCATCATCTCCAGAATTACTACATTGTCTACTCTTACAATAGCTCCCTCAGCATACGATGGGCCACACGTCTCACAGTCGTATTCGTCGTATACCCATTCAATCTCTACGCTATGTCGGGGAGGCTCCACAGGACTGGCTGTCCCGTCTCCGTCAACTCTCTGGTCATCCACAATAAGCGTCCTTGCTCTAACAGTTCTACATCCCAAGCATCCCCATAGGCGGCCTTGTAAGCCTCTCTAACGGCCTTAAAACATTCATCAGGTGTCTGCATATGTTCTAAGATTTCAAAGGCTGCTACAGGCCCGCATTTGTCAATGCCAGGAATACTATCTACTCGATCACCTGTCAGGCATTGGGAGTAGAAGAATTTGATACCATATCCCTTAACTGACTTTCGGTCATGTGATAATGCGATAGAGCCAAATTCGTCAACCAACATGGGGCCAAATTGGGGCTGGTTGGCAAGTTCCCATCCGTAGTGCCATCCTGGGACTTGTCTAAGGTCTTTATCACGGGTGCATATGATGGTTTCGTCTGGTCTTCGGGTTTGTTCGAGGGCCATAAGGTCGTCTGCTTCCAACCAGTCTTGTTGTCTGTAGTCATATACAGCTTTCAGATATGCTTTGATGTTCTTGTAATGCCAAGGCTTGTTTCCAGGTCTTGCTTTATAGGGTGTGCGTTTAGCAATATCGAATCTAAAGTTTGTAGAACCAGTGAAGAACAGAATAGGCGGTGTGCTATCATCCTGTCCTGCAATGGCTACGATATTGTTAATCCTGTTGGTTAGTAGTTGTTCTACATAATCCCAAGTAGGGAAGCCAGGCTGTTGCCAACCTGACTCCGCTGCAAACCCAATCTCATACAGAAGAACATCTGCGTCGATCAGGCATTGCATTAGAAGGGATTGTTATCGCCGTCACCTTCGTCTGGACCAGCAGACTCAGGCTTAGGGGTAGGCTTAGCTGCCTTGGCAGGAGCACTACGAGGACGATCACCACCGCCACCTAGCAACTGCTCAAGGGGAGAACCTTTGTAGTTCAGATTGCCCTTAATCTTTTCACGCAACCACTCAGGCAGTGCATTGAATACGTCCAAGTCAGGTGCATCCAAGTCCAAGAGCTTTGCAGGGTTAACCAGCTCGGGGCACTTGTCAGCGTCACGAGGACGCATAGCAGAAATAGTTGCAATATTGTCATATACCTTGTCACCCACTGCGTTGTTAACAATGGTCACATTGATCGGCTGACCAATAGCCTTAGCGAAGTCACCGTCAAACTCACCTGATGGATCAAGCGCATTGTAACGCTGTGTGCTCTTAGCCTTATCTGCATACAAGCCATAGAACGGCAATGTCTCAGAAATCCAACGAGGTTTGTCAGTCAACTCCTCACCCTTCTCATCCAGCATGAATGTGTCAACCAATTCGTAGGTCAACATAATCTCTTGTGCTGGAGGTTTGTCCTTGCCTTGATATGGACGTTGAGCTTGCAAGCCCAAGTCAATGATCTGAACTAGACGAGCTGGATATGTACCTGGCTCAATGTTAGCCTGAGGTGTACGATTGCCACCACCATTACCGATTTTCTTTGCATTCAAACTCATACTTATTTCCTTTTCGATTTATTAATTAATTAAGCTGCTTGTGGGAAGTGACGAGCTTTGGTGATATTACGCAAAGGATATACCAATGTCTCACCTTCTTTAGTCATCACAGCGATGACTGTATTACTCACTTGATAACCGATAATGTCTTCATACACTTCAACGTGTGGTTCATATGTATCAGTATCAATGTCATACTCTGAATGAAATGTCAATTCAATATTGTATGGAGGTTTTTGTTCGTCGTCAAATTGTTGTGCTGCTTGTGTCATATATTTCCTTAGTGAATGGCGTACCAATTACGCCCAATAGCACCCTCACCAGCGTGAGGACACTTAATACCATAATATTCGCCTGCTAGACGAATAGCGTCTTCTGAGATGCGTTTAACATCATCAGCAATTTCTTGTCTACACTCGATTGTATACTCATCGTGGTACCAACAAACAACACCGTAGTCAACTCCCCAGACGTACTTCTTTTCAAGTTCTGCACACAAGATGCAGTAGGCTTTAGCCATGTGAATGGCTTCGTCTGATTGTAGGAGATATACTAAGATTTGATGTTCAGATGGAACCTTAATAGGTCTACCGTCAAGTCCTGTAATAGTTCCGTTGAAATATTCCATTCGCTTGAACTGTTGATTATATCTTTGTCGTGCTGTGCTTCTCCATTCTTTAGTTAGTCGCTCCATGAGTTCACCAAGTCCGTCAAGACCTCGGTATAGTTTATCCCTGAGTTCTGCTCCAGAACCCACAGGCTTCTTAGCAGTCTTTGCAAGTTTTGTATCTCCTCCTCCGAAGAGCAGACAATACATAACGTTTTTCGCAATGTCTCGGGATTCAAGGTCGCCAGCGACTTTGGTAAGGGTGTGAGGATCAGTGCCATCTTCTTTATTACCTGACACCATAGCATAGATATAGGCATCACTACCCATACGTGCTGCTAGTTGTCTTAGTTGATTGCCTGCCGAATCTGTTCCAACGAGGGTAAACCCATCTTTGGAGGAGAAGATGGCTCGCATCTGCTTACCATAGAAGCTTGAGGCTTTAGGTATGTTGACAATATTTCTGTGCGTAGCTCGTCCCGTGACGGCAAGCGTGTTGACAACAGAGCTAATTCGTCCATCTTCTCGAATAAGACTAAATAGTCCTTCAATAACTGAACGCCTCTGCCTGCATTGTACTCGTCGTGCGACAAGAGCACCAAGCTTTGACTCAATTCCTTCAAATGGATCGTCTTTGCTGAGTTTAGGGCTTGTTCGTTCACCTTCATCGTTTGTGTTCCATTCTAATGGTTCCCATCCTAATTGTAAAAGAAAGTCTTTAGTTTCCGCATTGGAGTCTAAGTCTGTTACCCTAAAGCTAACACGACTAAAGCAACCAACAACGGGCTTAGTGCCGATAGGAATATTATTCCTGCCACACCAATCAATAACACTTTGAGAATAAGCACCCGACTTGAGGAAGGGTTTTCTGATGTAGTTGTATTCGCCATTCTTTTTTGTTTCTTCAATCTCCAGAATCTGGGGTAATCGGGGAGTGATTACACTGTCAATTCGTTCTATCCATTTAGTAAGCTGACGTACACAGAAGTGCATATGGTCTTGGTCAACAAGCCAACCGTATTCCTCTTGCTGTTGTAGTCGTGTAAACAACTCAAACGACATAAGGAAAGCGTTACGCCACTTACCACCCTTAGATTCTTCAAGCAATGCTTTATACACTAGCTCTAGAATTTCAACGTCTTCAGCACAGCGATGTAACATCTCAGGAGAATAGTTCTCCCAATCGTTATGCTCTGGCTTACCACGTCCTACTCGATAGCCCCATGCCTCAATGGAATGAGGGCCAGCTTTCTTATTAGCACAATTGAATGGTACTAGGCGCTTAGGGTCAAGCAATCGAGACATGATTAGTGTGTCAACTACCTTACCTGTATACGTCCAGTTCCATAGCTTCTTGAGCAATGGAAAGTCATAGCCAATGCCATTGTGTGCAATTAGTACATCGAATGATTCCAAGTACCGTAATAGTTCATGTATCTCAGTGGGTTGGAACTTACGTACTGGCCCATCTAATATCTTAACTACGCCACAATGAACACGGGTAGCTTGGTTCAAGAAGCCATTAGCTTCTAAGTCAAACAGTCCGATCTTCATTCTTGGTATAAGGCTTTCAATTCGTTACGAAATCGTTGAATGATTTGATGTGTCTTAGCGTATGAGTAGTCAGTGATGTGACAAATATCAATTGCGTTATATCCATTCTTGAAATGGAGTGTAAGCACTTCTACTTGGTCAACACCCTTAGTTTCTACTAGGTCTAAGATTTCCTTTAGGATGCGCTCAGAGTAATGAGGGCAGCTAGTATCCACTGCTTCTTCATCTTCTGAATCCCAAGAGGCATGTCCCATTTCCTCACGCTTGTAGTCACGTAATGCGTTATTAAGAAGCATTGAGAACCACTGGTCGAAACGTTGTGGGTCACAACTGCGACGATAACGAATAGCTCGTTCATATGCTGTCTGGACTACATCCTCACCAGCATGTGGACTACCTGCTCGGAATGACATTTTCTTTACGATACGTTGGCGGTTAGCCACGTAATGTTTCTCAATAGCTTCTAATTGCATTAGTTAATCTCGTTGAATAAGCCTGTTGAATTATCCCAATAGAGTTTGTAGCGGCCTGTCTCACCAAACTCTCGATCTTCTAGCAATACTAGAGTTCGTAGATTGCGTTCTTCACTTGGTAGATTTGGGTCTCGATTTCCTTCGAGTCCGAGCATGAGGTTGCACGAACGAGCCATAGCACGGGAACCAGCAAACTGGCTAGACAGAACTTCACCACCTCGCTCGTGAGGAGGGCCAGAATCAGGATTCCTAAGATGGCAAAAAATAAAGATGACCACATTAAGATCAAGGGCCATAGCAGACAACTCTTGAGCAATTTCTTGAAGTTTGACGTTTGCACTAGCAGCATCCATTCCGTTAGTTAAGTTGGTAATAGGGTCAATGATGATGACCTTACATCCTTCACTAGCAGCAGCACGAATGTCACCCTTGAGAGTATCAAAGCCAACGTGCTGATACAAGTTAAGCATATACAAGTGATCTTGTAACACTGTCCCTGCTTTGTCATAAGCTTGATCGTCGAAGGGCTTAGTAGGGTCGTGAAAGAACTTACCTACTAACTTGCCTGCCACGAGCTTATACGTTTTCTTGTTACTCTCTTCAGGCTTGACAAGAAATACTTTCCATCCATGTTCCTTAATAAAATGAGCTGCAAGGGTGTTAACCACCTCCGACTTACCTTGCTTCTGGCCCGCACCAATATAAATGGTCTCACCAAGGCGTATCCCTCTTGTTGCCTTAGTAATGTGTTCCCAAGGCCACGACACACCGAAGGTCGGGGGTTCTTTACCAGCTTCATGTAAATCGTTGCCAGATACCAAACGAGTATTCTTTGGTTTCTGGGCGTTGAACTGGCAGGCATTATAAGCCGCCTTGGAACGCCCGTCGATAAGGCATTGATTAGCGTCTTTGGATGGAAGAGAGGCAACCATCGCATCAGGGGCAATACGTAGTACATCTTCTACCGCTTTCTTACCAGCTGCATCGTTATCGAATACAAGAATGATTTCCTTAAAGATTTTACGAATCTCAGGGAGCATCTTAGCAAACTGCTTAGAGGCACCACCAGAACCGTTACTAAGGGACACAACAGCGGGATTGTAGTCCGCATACTGAGTACCTTTGTTATGGTCTTTAAAGATTTGATACAGGGCTACTGCATCACATTCACCCTCAGTAACAAACAGCTTCTTACCACCTGTCTGCACTGCTTGTTGCCAACCGAAGAAGTCAGCGTTCTTAGTGGAACCAATGGCCCACATACGCTTGTTCTCGATTAGGCGAACCTTGTAACCAATAAGCACGTCACCCTCATAATAAGGATAGTAGTGCGTCACTGGCGTTACACCGTCTGTCTCTGATACACCGATCTTGACACCAAAGTATTCTAAGGATTCTTTCTTGAGCTTACGATCAGGGAGAGCAACAGTTTGGTAGTCTGCTACTTCCTTAATCTCAGCTTCAATCTGTTCCTTAGACTTGACGATAGACTGAGGCTTATAGTCTTTAGGTTTATCGTGATATGGGTCAGGTACATGAGTACCACAAGCGAAACAGAAACCATCGTATGAACCATCTTCTTTAAGGAAGACTTGTAAGCCGTTGGCACTGTTACACTTGTCAGTTCGGTGTGGTAGTTTTTCCACACATTTTGACATTACGCTGGCACTCCCTCCATCTTAAAGAATTTCATAATCTTTTGCAAGCCACGAACATCATAGTTAGGTAACTTATACAGGCGTTGTTTAATGTTATGGATATGCATCAACAACACTGTCTTAGCCTTAACATCTTGCTCTTTGTCAAATGCATCATACATCAAGCCAAGGCGATGCTCCAGCATCAGTGATTCTTGCAATGTACCAGATACTCCAGATTTACTCATATGATTTCCTTAAGGTTTGAATAGGGCAGGGGTTTGTTGGATAAGCTTCTTTTGAATACGACGAATCGTCTCGCAATAGTCTCGTATTTCAAAAGGGATAC